AGAGAATCGGGCTACACGCTCTGGCGTAAAAGAAAGACTGTCGTTGGCAGGTAGGGAAGCAACCACGTCCTTGTCGAAACCCATAGCCACCAGTTCACCGCGAGTAACCAAACGGCGATGAGCAACGAACGGGCTGTCTTGAATATTCCGAGCACGTTTCGAGATAAGAAACTCTTCAGGCGGTACATTCTCAATTTTCACCGTGCCGGTTTCGTTGCGCTTCTGAACTTGCACGGTGTGCTTACGCATCACCATGCCCATAGGGTCAATCATCTCTTCTGTGTCTTGGCCTACTACCTCGAGAGTGCCATCAGACAGCAGCATGACAAGTTCATCGTCGGTCAAATCTCGATATGTCTCTTTAGTGATATCGACCTTGGTATCCCAATAGGTCTTAACTATGCCGACCTTTTGCAACAAAGCATCGAAAAACCAGTTACGCATAATCAGGAAACCATCGTTATCCCGATTAAGCACCCAGTTGCAATAGTCAGTCGCTTGTTTAGCCGCTTCCTCATCACCCGGGGATACCGGCTCAAACCGCACTACGTCCTCACCAGAGAACACACGCATGAGTTGAGGTAGTGCACCATCAATAACCTCAGCAACCTCGCCTGTGACGATTTGAGAGCGTCCCTCTACTTCGTTCCCGTATGGGTCTCGCAGATAAGCAGAGAGAGCCTGACGGCGCTGCTCAGTAGTCTCTGATTCCAGATAACCGACTGCACCATCAATCTCTGATTCGATTAGCGACTTCAGCGAATATGTATCCATCAAACCACCCATGAGGAATTTATATTAAGAGGCTTATCCCAACTGGAAGTGCCTTCATTTAGTCCAATAGCAAGATACCGGAATGCGTCAGCAGCGTGACTAGACCAATCATGTAGCGGCCTATCATAAAAGACTGCCCGCTTTTCGTCATATTCACGACGATAGTTTCTTAATGCGTCTAATCCCTGTTTGGTTTTATCAATCTCAAACCAGCAGCGAGGCAATAATTGACGCACAGCCTGTATCCCATCGGCTACAGATAATCGAGGAGCAACGGTTATCTCTAACCCTGCTTCCATTAGGACTTCCTTACGCGATTTACCAGTACCGAGTTCACGCACCTCTACGTCGTGCGGGAGTATCTGGGTAGCGTGTTGGTAGCCATTGTCCTGTAGCCATTCAAAGTAGTGGTCTAGACCGACACCGTGATTCTCATGGTAGTCAATCAGCCGGACCTCTTTAGAGGCGATTTGAGCGACCCAAATAGCGGTGCTGTCACTCATACCTAAGTCCCACCCGCAGAACGTCTTAGCGAGCGTCTCATGCGGTATACGGCATATTCTCTCTTGGGTCTCTAGGTCGTTAATCAGGGAACCGTAATACGCACCCTCGACTGCTGCATGGAACGAACACTCAAACTCTTGGGCGAACTTATCTTCGCCCATTTCTTTCTTTGCGGACTCCAACTCGGAACTATCGAGTATCCCAGTCTCTGAAGCCTTAAATTCCAGAAGCGACCAATCATCCGACGACGCAGCACGGTCTCTGAAATCCGCAAAATGGTTTCTACCCTTCGGAGTGCCGAGAAAGAGCGCGAAGCCTTTTCTATCCGCAAGCGCAGGTCGGATAATCTCATTCCAGATTTTCGGGTCCTGATCCGCAATCTCATCAATGACTACTCCGTCGAAGTATTGCCCTCTCAAGGAGTCTGGCGAATCGGAGCCATATAACTGAATCCGCCTGCCAAAGAATTCAGACTTGAGTTCTGAGATATTCAGTTTGGCATCTAGCGGCCTTGTAAACTTCTCTAGGTAGTCCCACGCGATTCTCTTGGCCTGACCGTAGGTAGGGGCAATGTATGCGTATCTCGGGGCTTCCTGTCCGTTCTTGAGGGCAGAGTGAATCAACTGGTTAATCGCTGCGACTGTCTTGCCCATCCGACGGTGTGCTACCACCACCGTGAACCGATTGGCAGCGACTGCTCTATGGATAGCCCTCTGAGGTTCTCTAGGGCGATATCCGGTGTCGATAACCTTCTCAGTCATCTACGCCACTCACCACCTTGATGTTAAGAGGGCCACCACCGTCACCAGTTACTTCGGTCCGTGCCAGTTTGGGAATGTGGTACTCGGACAGTTTTGCCATGATTTCCAGAGCACGGTCAGGTTGTGCCTTCACCTTCAGGCTCTCATCGCCATAGGCAACCATCTGTAGCCATGCGTCCATGTTATCGCCGTTACGCTCTAGCAAGTTAGCGATAGCCTCACGCACAGTAGACGTGGACTTGTTAGGCACTCCCTTCGGCCTTCCCTTGCCTGCATTAGGAGGCAACACTCGGCCTACATTTTTCTCTACTTTGTTGGGCTGAGAATCATTCTCATTCATGTTTGCACCATAAGGAAGTGTTGGGACAACTATAAGAAAGTCTGATAGCACAGACAGAAAAATTGTGGGACTATCTCTCTACGCACTCAGTAACGAGTGTGACTACACAGGAGACAGTCATGGAAGAAATCGTTTCGGTCATTACCTACTACAGCAAGAGTCATCGCGTTTGGGTTGCCTACGGTGTTGACCTTGACGGCAATCAAGTCGGCGATGCAATGCAAGGCCTCACTAAAGAGGACGCAGCATTCAATCTTGGCCGCTCTTATCAAATGTCTTTCTTTCCTGCTGTTGCAGCCTAATCACTCACGGGGGCGAAAGCCCCCACTAAAGGAACCCAAAATGTACACATTCAAGCGCATCACTCACAGGCAATGGCAGGGTAACGGCTTTGGTACTTGTGCTGCTGACCACGAACTCTATGTAGAAGGTAAGCCTACAGGAATCACTCTTACTGGTTCAAGGCATGGCCGATACACAATCCGTATTGCTGACAAGATTACAGATAGAGCAGACGGGTTCGTTAACGCCAAGTCTAAGGCTATCTCTATCTATCTTGCCTAATCACTTTAGGGGCTTCGGCCCCTGTATAGGAGACCATCATGGAATATATCGTTTACGAAAAGGCTAATCCTTTTGCCATTCATGCCATCTGCCATTCAGAGGAGAGCGCCCAACAATGGATTGCTGAACTCGCCCCTAAGTATTGTGCCCGTGGCTACTTCATGGATAAGACTCTTGCGCCTGACAGTTTTGCTTATCGTACCTATAAGAAACTCTGATAGCACTAGACCGACTTTTGTGTTCTCATACTTACACGGATAGCGATTCGACTATCTACTACACGGGAGACAGACATGAGCACCAGAACAGTTATCACCTTCATCGACGAGCGCGACACCTTCCACGTCTACAAGCACCACGATGGTTATCCGATGAGCGAGCATGGAGTCATTGCCGCTATCCGTCGAGCCATGCCGCTTGCTTGGGACTTGCCGCGATTCGAAGCCTCAGAGTTTGCTTGTGCCTTCATTGCCGCTAATAAGACTCGCGGCGGTGGACTGTATCTTACGGGACATTGGAACCAACATGGAGACCTTGACTACCGTTACGAAGTCCGATGCGATTGCTATGACCTAAATGTTCGCGTGTTCGATATGGCTATCAGCAGCAGCACTCCGGTATCTGAGTTTGTCCTGAGCAATGAGGAAGTCGAAGCATGAATACCGAATATATCGACTCACTCGACGAAGCCGCATATATCAGCAGTCTTGAGCAGCAAAACCGCGAACTGTTAGCAGCCCTGCAATCACTAATGCCTTATGTAAATGGCAGCGTAAGTTTTTCAGCACAAGTGGCGGCTGCACAGGCAGCAATCGCAAAGGCTACAGCATGAAATACGATATCACTACAAACTGGACTCGCACCTTCTCGCAGCGTCATCCAGTCCTGTCTGAATGGTTAGGGTTTGCAGGAGTCTGCGCCTTGATATTCCTAGCAGCGTGGCTAATCTAATCTTAGGGGCTTCGGCCCCTAGTTTGTTTTCGGCCCGATTAAACTGGCGTTAAGGTCGCCGTCCTCATCTACCCATAGACCGAACACTTTTTCGTCATCGAGTTCCAGATAGATATCGCCGTCCTCGACTTCCACACCCTCGATGGTGCGCCCCAACAGGCTTTCAAAGATTTCGTCCGGTGTCATCTGCGCCTCATCTTCACAAACATTTTGTCAACGGCTGTCGGGGTTCTCAGGATAATAGCCATGTCGCCCTTTAAGGTCTCACCGTAGGCCGACTTTTTAAACTCGATACTCAGCAAGTCGAATCGGTCAGACTCAGGCCATCCGAAGTACCACGACCAGTCGCAGTAGTATATCCAAGACATCTCATTAAATCGTCTTACATGAGTTGGGTCTTGGTCCGCCCCGAGACTCAGCCAGTATGGAACGCCGATTTCCATAATCCCGCCGGACTCTAATAGGTCTCGGCAGTTTTCCATCGCCTTAACTAAATCTGGAATATGCTCTAGGCAATCGTGCGTTACGATTCTCTTGAACATTCCTTTGCGAATCTCAACAGTCCCGAACCTTTTGGTCTCGACTGTTTTGCCGAACTCGACCTTAGTTATATCGCAAAGCCAATCTGGATTGACTCGCTCCAGAATATCTGCGTTGAAAAACTCCGGCACAAAATGCCGTCCCGAACCCAAGTGCAGCGTGTCAGGCAATGCCATCTAGGAATTTCCTTACGTCTTTAATAACGCGCTCATCGGAATAAGTCTGCTTAACCTGCTTTCTGCATTCTTCCCAAACTGGTGAGCCGAACTCTTGGCGCATCTGTTTGAGAATGATTCTCGCTTCGTCTACGTTGTTTGCCGTATAGCGATAGTCTTTTAAGTAAAGCGGAACATCATTATCCATGCTTGCCAGTACCGGTACACCACATGCGGCAGCAGTCCAAACTTTCAGGGGCGGTTTGAATGCCTCTCTGGAGCCACTACGCAGCGTATAGTGCGCTGAAAACTCACTAAGCACCTCTACCCCTTTGGCGTAGCAAGAAACGCATCTAACGCCCTCTGGCGCGTCCGTGTTGTGTAGTGTCCCGTAGTAGCCGACTGAGAACTGGTCTATCACCTTTAGGTCTCGCGGGATTCTCAGGTCTACCAGATGCGTCACATAGTGTCCGTCCTGCTGACTGTGAACGCTCCATCTCGCATCCGTCTCGATAGGACACTTTCCGTCTATCGGGTCAGCCACCACAAGGTTATTGTCTCTGAGAGTTTTTAACTGTTGCGGGCTGATTGCTGATAGCCAGAACTTATGCAGTATCACTACCGAGTCTTTAACGTCCAGTCCCGTCTGATAGTGAAACTCATGCTCTTTGATATGAGTCTTGCAGAACTCAGCCATCTGCCTAGACCGGAGGATGGTGGAGCCTGCGTGTTGCCAATCAGGGTGCGCTAGAAATACAACGCGCAT